GTACCTCCTATAGAAAGATAAGTGCTAAGTTCTAATATTTCATCTATTCCTGAATTAAGTGTAGGATAGTATGAATATAATGTTGCACTTTTTTCAGGAAATATTTTATATACAGCCATAATTAATTAAGTTGCTACATATAAATATTATATAACTTAAATGTTTAGAAAGATACTACTCTTCCTTGAATATCTGTATTCGGATATCTTATTTCAAATATACTAGGATCTAATGATGGGTATATAATATTATTACGTATAGCTCCAGGAATATCATAAGCATATAATGAATATGTAGTTCCTGTTGAATCTTGTTTATTTATAAATTCAAGTTTTACTACTGATTGGACACCTTTTACATTTAATATTGCAGATTGAACATCAGATATTTTGATAGGTTGATTAATATTCCATTTATCAGTGTTAAAATAATTCTGTAGTGTTACGATACAATCCGTTACCACACTGTTGTTATTATATCCACTTCTAACAGTAATATCAAAATTAATACCTATATTAATATAAAATGCATCTTTAATATTGATAGCATCTGTAACCATTCTAAATTGATCAATATATGTAACTAAATTTTCTTTTAAAGTAGTAGCAGCTGTTACTAATTGTTTATTAGAATTATATCCTAATATATACATGTCCAATGATAATGGATTTCTTTCTTCAGTAGTTTCTACTGTTGGTGTTGCTATCATTTCTTTAGCTACATCTTGTGTAACATATACTTTAGCAATAGAACCATAATCTGATGGTAATGATAAAGCACGTACCATATAATCTTCTCTAGTTACTGCACGTAATTGAGATTGATAAGCATTAAATGCATTATTACGTATTTCTTCAACTTGATCACCATTTCTGCCACCACTAGCTGGAATAGGATTAGTTACTGCTACACTATTAATAACATATGTAGCCATGGCGTTAGATAATCCACTAGGTAAGTAGACACCTGATGTATCTATTGTTGTAATTGTATTAGAGTTGGTATTTGCTGTTAATCCACCTCCTACTAAATAACGTACTGTAATATTATTACTTGGAGCTAAACCATATTCTTGTGTAAAAAATACACCTGCTTTATTATAATCATCGTATAAGCTAGAAATACCCGGTACTAAACCTAATTGAATATTATCTGGTGTGGGTAAAATAGTTTGATCTGTTTTATTTGAAACTCCAGCACCAAATTCTAATTGTAATGTATTATCTGATAATAAACGAGATACAAATCTACGTGGTACTCGTTTTAGATCAAGTAAATAAGGCACTCCATCTACCCCATAAGAAGGATTTGCTGTTTTTTCAAATATAGTAGCTTGAGCTAAATATGGTACTTCATACCATCTATTACTTTGAGCATCAGTAGCATCTAATATTTGTAATATATTAGTATCAGTAATAGTAGCTATTTGGAATTTTTGTGGTGTTGAGAATGTAAGTGTTGTTGATTTTATCTCGGCAGATATTGCTTTTACTTGTTTTTTTAATAAAAAGTAGTTACTATCAACAAATGTTATTTCAGTATCAGCTGTATTAGTAAAATCAACTTTATCAACTGTTATAAATTTAGTACCAAATCCGTTTGACGTTAATTGTGTATTTTCAGGAATAATAACAGCATAATTATAATCAGGAATAGAATTTCCGCCTGATCCTGATGAAGGTATTAATTGGAATAAATCTACTGTAGTTACAGAAGCATATGATGCTTTTGGTCTATAACCTAACATATAAGATAAAGCATATAAATTTTCTTTTTCCTTAGCATATAATAGAAAATTTTCTTGTACTTGAGTATCTAAATAAAATGACATAACGTCACCAACATACGAAGCCATTTCAATAAACATATTTCCCGGAGATGCTTCTGAAAAGTCATTATATGTTGTTGGAAAATATGTTTTAGCATAATCTATAAGATTAGTCTTAAAATCGCTAAAAGTCTTATTTAAATATGATACGTTATTATCTGCCATTTTATATAAATTGTACTGTTATTTGATCTGATGTTCCTGATATATTTAATCTATATTGTACTGTTATAGATATTGTGTTTTGATCTTCTTGTTTTATAATATTAATATTAGTAACAGTTACTTCAGGAATAAAAATAGATACATTTGTAGAGATTAAATTACGAATAATATCTGATGTATCTTCTGTAATACCCTCAAATAGTACTATTTTTAAATCAGCACCAAATTCAGGATTCATTATTCTTTCACCTTTATTAGTAAGTAAAAGATTAATTAAATTAGATTTAATTTGATCAGCAGTACTATATGTGCTATTGAAAGCAGCAGGACCATCAAATGGAAGAGATACCCCAATCGCAATATTACCTTGCAAATCTAATGGATTAACACGTATCGTTTGAGGTATTGGCATATTAATCTAATTGTCTTAATCCTGATCTATCTTGAGGTGTCATATTATTAGCTGAATCTGCTATAAATGCTAAATAAGGATTTACTCTTTCTCCGGTTGATTCATCAACAGCATCAATAACTTTTAATTGTGATTGTGGTTGTTGAAAACCAAATTCAGCACCCATTTTAGCCATTAAAGAATTACGCACATCCCCAGATAATGGAACTACATCAGCGCTAGTAAAGCTAACTGTTTTATTTTCACGTAATGTCTGTTTATTTTGTTTAGCTAATACCTCATTAATGATATCGGGCAATTCCTCATAAATAGCCTCAGTTATGGCTTCTTTAATTAGTTTTTTGAATACTTTAATGTTCATACGAATAAATATTTAAGCTATTAAATTTTGTGAATCTATTATTAATTTTAATTGATCTATTAAATCATTTGGATCTAATGTAAATGATAATTCGCTTTTTAATACAGCAACGTTATTTGTATCAATTGCTTCTGCATAATGGCGTTTATTTCCAGATATAGATATTGCTTTAGGGCCACTTTCTTCTTTTATTGCAAATTTAAATCCTTTATATGTTCCAAAATCTGTATATGTTCCAAAATCTGTACCAAATTGATTAGGATTATCTGTAAGAGATGAATTAATTCCAGTTGCGGCAGCTGCTTCTAATATTCCATTAATTGGTAATAATTGTGCTTTCAAATCTTCTAATACTGCAATTATTTTATCTAATAAAGTTGAAATTATAGATAGGTATGCACTTAGTACTAAAAGTATTTGGTTTGCTTTTTGTAATATCTTTACTAGTTGTATAATTACATTAATAGGTATACCAAATCCAGGAGGAACTGAAGTTGGAATTGGAAGAGCTGATATTATTTCTACTATAATGGAAAATACAGTAATTATTATAGATATAGTTTTAAGAGTTATACTTACTCTTCTTAATGAATCTTCAACTTTCTGTATTACTCTAATAGCATTATCTCTAGCTATTTTAGCATTACTTAGTTTAGTTGGGTCATTTGATGCATTGGCATCTTCTATTATAGCGTTGGTTTGATCTACTAATCTCTTAAGAGCACTATTATTGGTTACTATATTTACTACAATAGTTTCTACACCTAATATTATTATAGGTGGTAAAGATTTTTTAGCATTTTTAAGAATTGATTTTGCTTTATCTTTTATGGCTTTTTTTAATTTACCCTTATTTTTAGTTTTACCTTTTTTTCTTTTAGTTTTTCGTTTTGTCTTATTTGCTTTTATTTTTTCAAAAGGATCTTTAAAGAAATTTTTAATATCTTGATTATTTTTATCCTTTCTTATTTGTAAGTTAATTTTTTTAGCTTCATAACTAATATTTTCTGCTTCTACTGCTTTAGTATATTCTTCATCACTTAATTTAGGAGGAATATCTACTGTTTCACCATTTACTACTTTTTTAGCAGGGGTATTTAATTGTTTTAATTTTAATAAAGTAAGTTGATGTTCAATTTCTAAATTTATTCCTTCTAAAACTAATTCCTCTTTTTCTAATAATAATTTACCTATAGGTGAATTACTAACAACCCCTATAACAGTAGCAGCAGCAATACTAGGTATCTGATCTCCAAAAGCTAATGGTGATTTTGATTTTCCTAAATTACTTAATATATTGGGGGATACCAAAGAGGATACGTTCCCTGATTGAGGGGGGGTAGGCGGTGGATTAAGAGGGTTATTTGGTTGTATAATGTCTGCCATTATGATATAAATACTTTATCGGATGTTATTTTTTCTAATTTATCTATTAAATTTTCTATATCAGCACTTAATTGTGGCCCAGCATCTGCTGTTAATGATGTAACAGGAATTACACCTTCTGATGTAGCTACTGTTGCAGTTGTTAATGCTGATGCTAGACTAGATAATGAGTCAAATAATTGTAAAAATAAATCATGAAGTTGATTTCCTAATATAGCTGGTTCTTCGGGGTAATCTCCATTTTTTTGAGTACCTAACATTATATAAGGAGAATTTATATGAGCTACTTTACCAGCATTTAAATTAATAATATTATCTGTATTTAATTCAATATTAGTTTTAGCAAATAATAATACTTCGTCTTT